TATCAAAAATAGGAAATGTAACTTCGTTTCTATTGAAAAATATTACATTTGATTTTCTTATATTTTCATTTGTTGGTTTGTTTTCATCTTTTACTACTGTTGCTCTTTCAACTTCATGTTGAGAAAAAAAATTACACATTTCATCAATTTCTTTATCACTAAAAGCGTTATTCCAATAACAGTAAGAATATAAGATACTACTTCTTTTGATTGGATCATTTGAAATTTTATTATACACTATTCTGCAACCTCTGTATTCAGAGCTTCAACATAAAGCTCACGCATTAATGTTTTAAGTTTTTCTGGTTGAACATCAAGTGTTAAATTGTCAATGTACTTTGAAAGTATAGTCATTGTATCTTCGGCTTGATTTACAATTTCCTCATCGTTCTCTATAATCAAATCATTAAAATCTTCTACAATTGTTAAATCTGAAACTCCTGCTTTATAGAAGTTGTCAATGACTTGATCAAATAGAAATGGATTCTGTTTATTCAAAACAACAATTTTAATATATGTGTTTTGTTTTTCATCATAATTAAAATTTTTCCAATGTTCAAAATCTGTAACACTATCATCATATGTAATTTTATTAAACATCGTGAATGTATTTTTAATAAATTCTAATTCTCTTGTATTTGTATCAAAGATGTGAAATCCTTTTGCATCATTATAATCAGACCAAGTCATCTCATATGGTGTGCCAACATAGGTAATATTACCATCAGTTGATTTATGATGAAAGTGTCCAGACAACACTATATCATACTTCGAAAGTAACTTTTTGTCAAGGCCATGATCGCAAACATTGCCTTTATCCATTTCAAATCCGGCAATCTCAAAATGACCAAAACATATTTGTGCCGGAGATTGTTTCATTTTTTCAAAGGTATCTTTTTCATTATCATCACAAATCCAAGGAACAATATCAATTGAAACTCCATCAAAATTTACCGTCTGAAACTCATCGTAATGTTTGATGTTTTGATATTCATTTAAAAGCAAGCCAGTAGAATTAACTTCTAAAGTATTTTTAAATGCTACATCGTGATTGCCAAGAAGCGTATGAACTTTAATATCTAAATTCTGACATTTATCAAAAAAATATTTACGACACAAATGAAGAGTATTAAAATTAATAAATTTGCGGCGATCAAATAAATCACCCATTTGAAAAATTACTTCAATCTTATTTTCAACTAGGTATGGAAAAAATACTTCATCATAAAATCGTTCAAAGTATTTGTGAAAATCTAATGAATCACCACGAGCACCAAAGTGCGTGTCACCAAGAATACATATTTTCATATTAATTTAGTTTTAAAACCTTCTATTTCATCTTTCAGTTTGAGTTTTTTCTTTTTTAGAAAAACAATCAATGCATCATTACCATAATGTTTTTCTTCTTCTTGTATTTGTTTATCTAAATCATCATGTAAATCTTGTAAGTGTTTGATGTGATGTTGAATTTTTTTTGAATCCATTTTAAACATCCTCTATAAAATTTTCAAGGCCTTTTATTTTTGCTTCTTTCTTTTTTCGTTTACTTTCTTCAAAGTTATAAATGAATTCTGAAATGTTATCGTACAATTGAAACTGTTTCATATTACCATTTTCATCTTCAAACATTTCATTTTCATCTAAAATACCAAATTGTTCTGTTGCCTTATATTTGACATATAGTTGTTTTTTCTCTTTGGTAATTCTACGCAAAAAAGCATAGTATATTATTTGTGTAAAATATGCAAATGGATTATTACTTTTTGCCGGGTTAAAATTCCTAAAATACATTAAACAATTTTCAATACCATCAGCAACCATTTCATCTCGAAAAGAATAAGATATGAAATTTGGTTTGCGTGATAGATGGTCGGCAATTTTATAAAAACATTCTCCAATATAATTAGGTATTTGTGGATCTTCTTTGCCTTCTTTTTTTGCCACATCACAGGCTTGTTTATATTCTATTAATGCTTTTAAAAAATCAGCGTTATTGATGTAATGATTACTTTTAGTCATAATTAACTTTCAAAAAAATTTTCCATTGCAATTCTTGGAGGGTACATTTTAATATCATATTTGTGTTCAACATAAGGTCCGTTTTTGTCTACATAATGCATAAAAACTTGTCCCATTTGATATCCATCATAACCGCCACAAGGTTCTCTCCAATGCTCTAATTCATTCCCTCGATATATAACTGCATCTCCATCATTCAAATAACATGGAGTATTTACCATCCAAATTGGCCAGTTATACCAACCACTATCAGACAATTTTACAGTAACTGAAATTTCACAAGAAGGTCTATCTTTGTGTTTTTTCAATTCATTACCTGATTTATAAAGACGAGTATAACTGTAAGTTGGAAATAAGTCAAGCCCCGTACAATATTCCATTTTATATTTCATAGTTTTCATCAGAGAATCAAATATCATATTACCATGGCCAGCAACAAAGGTATTTGAAACTTGTACATCTTTTTCAAATTCATGATATGTGCCTTTTAATTTTGTATCATACTCATACAGTTTCAAATATTCAAATAAGTGTTTACCCATTTCTTTTGAAATGAAATTTCTAACTAACACATATCCTTGTTTTTGGAAAGCTTTTACATATTCATTCATATTTGCCACACTTGTCTATTGACATCTGTTATTCTCTTGGTGTTGGGGGTGAAAATTAATTAATAGCTTAATGAAGTTTATTCTTTTTCTTCTCTTTTAGTAATTCTAAAACTTCTTCCTCATTCAACTGTTCAATTTCTTCTTCATCTTCTTCCTCGTCTTCATCTTCATCAGACGACAATAAAGACATACCAACTTCTTCATCTTCAATTAAAGAATCAGAATTTAAACATACTTGAAGATAATAACTTATTAATTCTTTTCTTGGTTCAATAGTAGTTAGAATATCACTACCATTAATTAATGCATTATTTTCTTTAATTAATTCTAAAGGTAACCAAGGCATCATCATTAATATTGTTTTTTCATCAGGTAATCTTTTAAAAATTATGTGCATTGGTTTATCTAACATAACTAAATTGTTGGCTTTATCAACATGATAATTTGCCATAATGTCTTCACCTGAATGTAACCTTACTATTTTAATATCGTTATTTTCCATTTGTCTTTAGTTCTATGTTATACAACTTGTATGTGAATTTTTCTTCTTCGTATATTTTAACACGCTCAATGAAATGTTTCAATACAAAATTGGCAAATTTGCCTATTCTAAAATCATCAACGATATCAAATAAAGTTGCCTCAGTTTTATTATCGCCTATTCTAAGTCCACGGCCTATTGACTGAAGATTACGGATGCGGGATTTGGATGGACTGGCAAATATAATATTGTGAAGGTTACGGATATTAACACCAGTGCTAAAAGTGCCATAAGAAGCAACAATGATTGCATTGTTTTCTTTCTCAGTAATTGAACGAACAGATTCCCGTATTTCAACATCAGTTCCACCAAATACGAAAAACACATGACGCTTGCCTGCATCGTTTTTGATAATGTTATGTAAATCTTTTCCATGTTTCTCCACAAATTGAAAAAGTATAAGAGTGTTACCCTCTAGTGATAGTGTTAAATTTTTTATAAATTCATTTCGTGCCTTGTTCTGCACTATATAATCAATCTCAGTATTGTAATCCCAATCACGAGCCATTTTACAAATTGGTTCAGGATATTTTAATACTAGGCATTTAATATTGAAAGAAGCTAATTGACCTTTTTCAATTAACTCTGAAGTAGTTGTTGCCTTGTAAACAGGACCAAACAAACCTTCTAACACCAAACGGTGCGTTTGTGTACCATCTAGTGTACCTGTGGTACCTATTCTATATTTAGCGTTAGTGCAACCAGACAATATCGTAGTAAGTGATTTAGCCTTGAACTGATGTGCTTCGTCACCCATTACATAATCAAACTGTTCAAAGTATTCTTTATCATTTTTATAGATTGATTGCCATGTAGTAATGGTAAGAAACTTGTTTGTATGCTTCTCTTTACCAGAGTATTGACGATGGCAATATTGATCTGAATCATATCCATATGAAGCAAAGTCACTATACATCTGTTCTACCAATGATGTAGTAGGAACAATTAACAACCCTCTTTTGAAATCAGATTCTTGTAACCAACGAACAATCAGATATATGATAAGTGATTTGCCTGATGCGGTTGGTGATAGTATAAGTTGGCGTTTATTGCGGACTGCTTGAAGAAAACTTTTCCATTGATACTCACGCAATTCATGTGGTAAGTTTAATGATGAAACAAATTTTGATGCTTCAACACCAGAATATTCATGGGTAAGTTTGATATCATCAGAAACTTCTAGATTATAATTTCTTTCGGCACAAAATTTTTCTATGTAAGGAACAAGACCGTGATATATAGAATTATTTCTAAGATCTGCAAGCCTTATTTTACCATCCCATAATCTATTTTTATAGGCAGGAGTAAATTGAAATCCAGGAACAAAAAAAGTAAAAAAATCAGATAATTCTTGTGCGGTACTTTTTTCACATTCAAATTGTATAAATGCTTCGTTCTTTTTGTGTAAAATTATTTTATCAGTCATTGATTGTAAAATT